ATGGAATGGTTTTCGTTTTCGTCTTTAGCTCAATGATAGTAGGCTCTAGTGATTCAACCAGTTCGTTCTCTATTTCTAATTTACGTGCGGACAACTGCGTGTAAAGGTTTTGAGCAGCCTCTACATCGAACGGAAAGCCTACACGCTCCTGTTTCAATAACATCTTCGCCATGTCATGCTCTAACTGCATTGGTTCTTCTGGGTAACACTTGCGCTGTATCATATCGTACAGCTTCACGTTTAGTGCTACATCTTGAGCGCAATACTCTAGCATCTCAGGGCTGAACTTATCCCATGCATCCTCTGTATCACCATAATCACCTTTATGGTAACATAGACGTTGCCCCCAAGCCTTTAAGGAATGAGAGCCAATTAATCTATTATCTACTGTTCTTTTTATTAGGTCTTTTTCTTTCAAGTTTGACCAGATAAGCCTAGAGGCTACAAGCGTGTCGAACACCTTGCCCTCATATTTAAAATCGTATAGCTTTTCTAATACAGGTATATCAAATCCTATAACATTATGCCCACCAATCTCAGGTGACTCTTTTAGTATTTGTAAACCTTCCTTTAAGTTATCACCAAAGAACTTCCACTGAACACCTGTTCGGGTATCTTGGAGTACCAAGCAGTGAATTACGGAAACTGTATCTAGTAAGCCGTCTGTTTCTATATCAAATATAATCATTTAACTTCCACCTCTAACTCTGTCTCAACCCAAACAGTAGCCCCACACGATAGTGGTTTATTTGGTCTACTAATAAAAGTGGCTACAGTGTTGCCCCATGTGTCTTTTATTTCCGCTTCAAACCCCTTACGGTTTTGTTTGTAATCTTTAACAGTTAATGGTGGTCGAAGTTCCCCATCAGGGTTCTTCTTGTTGTGTCTTACATTGTGTTGATTAACGTGTATTTTAGTTTTCATATTATCCTCTCGCTGGAGTGATTAAAAAGGTACATCATATTCCTCTGACATACGCCCTGTTTCAGTATTGAAGTGGAGCTGTCCCGCTACACCTGTTTCACCTGACCATCTATTCTTTAATATGCGAACAGTAGTCTGGTTGGATGTTTCTGCATCCTGTTGATTTCGTTCCAACCCTATAACAATATCACTGAGTTGGGCGATAGCGGCACTACCTCTAAGTTGAGATAGCGAAGTCATTATACCTTCCTCGTGTCCCTTGTCACCACTGGGTCTGCGTAAATGAGATACGACAATTAACCCTATACCTAATTCCTCTGTAAGTGACCTAAGACTCGTCATCATGTTATCAATTATTCTGCGTTCATCACCACCTTCAATGCCCGATACAACTATACTAATATGATCGAGTATTATGTACTGACATCCGCACCCTCTTGCGAGGTATCTAATCTTCGCTAATAAATTATCACCATCAGTTGATCCCCAATGGTCATACATAAACACACGCCCTGTACCTAGAGTCGCATCAAACGCCTCTCTAAGCTCCTCTGTCGGGACTTCTTGTAGATGGACTAGCTTGTTTAGGTGTAAGGACATTAAGCCCTGTGCTGTACGTTTGCTTGATTCTTCGAGTGCTACATATCCAATCGTAGCTCCTTCATTAAGAAGGTGGTAAGCAAACTCTCTTGTGAGCTGTGACTTACCTAAACCTGATCCCGCTGTTACAGTTACAATTTCGCCTAAACGACAACCGCCTATCTTTCTGTTCAATCCTTCATACGGATAGGGTACAGTGTGTACTTCTTTTTCTGTGCTAACTTCTTCCCACAAATCCTCACCGTTAATAATGCCATCAGGGGCAAACTCTCTTGCTCCCCAAAACGCATCAATTAATTCAGGCTGTCTACTTTCCTGAATCATTTCGTTAGCGTCTTTGAGTGGTAGCCTAGCGATCTTAGCCTTACGTGGCGATAGCAGAGCCGCACATTCCTGAGCTGCTTGTTGCCCTACATCGTCCATATCAAACATAAAGACAACTGTTTCAAACTTTTCTAGCCACTCGATAGACCTTTTAATATCTCTCTTTGCTCCTGCCGCGCCTGTCTTAACAGACACAACAGCCCACTTGTGGTCGAAAGCTTGTGAGACAGACATAGCATCAATCTCGCCTTCAGTAACAACACAAGTACGCCCTCCATCTCGCCATAAGCTTTGACCAAAGAGTCCCGCTTCTTTAAGATCACCTACGACAGCAAACGTTTTGTCAGGATAGCGGAGCTTCTGTGCTACAGTCTTACCATTCTTATCTTTGTAGTTAGCGACTTGCACTCCCTCACCTGATTGGTAATCCCAAAAGCGTACAGTTTTTTCAGTCAAACACCTTTTCATCAAGGGTTTGTATTCGCCTGTCTTAAACTTAGGTGTATTTAAAACCGCATTCTCCACTATTCTCTCCTCTTCGCTTGCTTGTTCATAGTTCTCACAGCTAAAACAATAAGCGTGACCATCAGAGTACAAGCTATTTGCATCTGATGAGCCACACTTCTTGCATGGAGTGTGCATTACAAATTCACTCTCCAGATTCTCCATCTTCATCCTCATCTTTTGTATAATAAAATTCCAAAAGGCTGTAACAGTTGGGGCAAGTCATAAGGGTAGACATATAAAACTCTTCAAACTCATCCTCTACCGTCTCATCACCTGTCCAAATCATTTCAGCCCCACACTTCATGCAGTTATGTCCACTCATCAGGGATAATCTCCTCTGCCCAAATGAATTTATGCTTATCAGCCCACTCACCACAAGTCATCTTCGTGCCGTCTTTACGTTTCTTAGCACCTTGCACTGGGCTATTAGCTCGTTGAAATAAGAATCTAATGTCCAACTCTGGGTGTTGCTCTTTCATATTACGCATCTTACGTTGTGCGTCCTGTCGAAAATATCCTTTAACTTCGACATATATGTCATTTATCTTTAAGTCTGGTGTATAATTTCTAGTCACCGTGTAAGGTAACTTACAAGGTTCATACTCGTAAGCTACCCCACGACTTTTGAGGTTGAGTTGTACTCGTTCTTCTAGGGTCGATCTAGAAGTCAGCGGCATCTGCAAACTCCTCTGTTACTACAGAGTCGTTAGAGGCGTTGTCGCTAGGAGGGGGGGCGACATAGCCATCTTCCTCATCAAAGACGCTAGTAGCGGTGTTGCCGTACTCTACTAGGTCTATTACTTGTACTGCCTTTAGTCTTAAGGATACGCCCACCTTCTTGGTTGACTGCATGATGTAAGGGTAAGGCTCGAAGGCTACCTTTACTCGTGAGCCATTACCAATCAGCATATCTTTAGGCAGTGGTTGTTTCTTTGCATCTAGTACAGCAGGGGCTTGTTCATAATACGTGCCATCTTTACGCTGTACCTTTGCTTTTAGTTTAAATTTAAACTCTACTTTACCAGTATCGTCACCAGTATCTTTATCGTAGACTGTTTGCATTACGTCCTGAGTGGTCAGAGTATTCTTCAGTGGTGGTTTTTCTTTCACTGCTCTTTTAAATTCCTCTTGGACTATTTGTTCTAGTCGCTCACTCATCTCTGCTGCTTCCTCTTGAGAAAGCTGAAGGTTGATACTGTAGTCACCCAATGGATTCCATTTAGTATCAGGCTCAAGAACTTTTGCCCATTGAGCTGAACCTTCGAGTACCATAATATTTTTAGCCATAAATTATATTCCTATATGTTTAAGTTTTAGTTTGGACTGCTTATGGGGCTTGTAATTACTAAGCGAAGAAATAATCACTTTTTAATACCTCCTCAATATTCAGTCTGCCTTTTGCTGGAGGTGACGGTATCTCTGTCCCCTCCGCTAATGTTGTTACTGCGCTATCGTAGAGATTTTGCAGTACATCTTCTTTGGTATACATTTCAACAAACGCCTCTCTTAGCTTGTCATTAAGCAGTGGCATATTAGGTGAATGTGTACCGTAACTATCATGCACCATTGCATAATCAGTCACTCCCTCTTGCAAGCACTTATCTACAGTTAAAGTAAGCGCGGCTGCGTCTAAAGAATGAACAAGGTTTGGTGAACTCCCTGATACCGCTTTACGAGAGTCTACTGAATCATCTATAGGTGTGTAGTAATTTAATCTTACTAACGATCCACTTAGATGTGTTGCTATTCTTAACCTTTTCTGCTCATTGTATGTCTGTCTAACAAGTAACCCTGTAGGTGTCACCCACTCAAACATTTTACCCTGTTTCGCATACAGCCTAGCAAGTTCTTTTACATAATCCATAACATCGTGGGCTGAAGTAATAACCTCGTTGATTGCTTGCCAAACAAACCCTGCTAAATAAATTGAAGCCTTAAAAAAGTCATCATTCCAAGGATTCTTACCCTTACATTTATCTTCTAATGCCTCTTTAATGTATTCAGTACAGGCGTGTCTTGTCCCTGAGTATGGTACTATCATCACTGGTCGCTTGCATATCTTACGGCACACGCCTATCTCTAGACACTGCCTTGCCAGTACCGTATCCTCTTTCTCTAATAACTCTGTAGCACGTTTAGCTACATCAGAATAAATATCCTGTGGTGTTTTACTTGGAGTCAGGTTT